TCCTTCGGCCAGTCGTAGCCCTTGCCCGGGAGGGCAAAGGGAAAGAAGGCAGAGACGCCATGCTGAAAGCGGAGACTTTCTACTTCAACCGAATCCAAGGAGCAATAACACCCTTCCCGACAGACGATACCGCGCTGGTGGTGGTCATGCTCCGCCACATAGCGGACAGGCTCGAAAAGAGCACACCGGAGACAAAGAAAAACGTAGAACACGTTCAAAAGAGCTTCGTGCCGATGGACGTACAAATAAACTTCAAAAACGAGGAGGTCAAGTAAAATGGCAACAACACAAAAACAGACAGGTAACGAGGTAGCAAAGACGGACCAGAACCAGACACTCGCCATGAGCGAAAGGTTCACCAACACAGTGCTGAAGGAATTCGGTAGCAACGTAGCCGGAGCGCTTCAGGTAACCGACTACCAGAGGCAGCTCATACAGGGATACTTCATATCCATAGACAGAGCGCTGAAAACAGCAGAGGAGGAACGCCTCCGCAAGAACACCAACAACAGCGACCACAAATGGGACAACGACCTGCCGGTCAATTGGAACACGGTCAACTTGAACGACCTCGCCCTCGACTTGGTACACTACGCTCGCATGGGACTGGACATGATGCAGGACAACATGCTCTTTCCGATCCCATTCAAGAATAACAAGCGGAACTGGTACGACGTCAACCTGATGGAGGGATACAACGGAATCAGATACATCGCCGAGAAATACGCGGTCGAGGTTCCGACAGCGGTAACGGTCGAGGTGGTCTACAACAGCGACTCCTTCCGCCCCATCAAGAAGGGCAAGGACAACCGGGTAGAGAGCTACGAATTCGAGATAACAAGCGCCTTTGACAGAGGGACCATAGTCGGCGGCTTCGCATACCTCGAGTTTGCGGACCCGACCAAGAACGAGCTCATCATCATGTCGATGAAGGACGTCGAGAAGCGCAAGCCACAGTACGCCAGCGCAAACTTCTGGGGAGGCAAGAAGAAGGAAAAGATAGACGGCAAATGGCAGGAGGTCGAAGTCGAAGGCTGGCTGGACGAGATGGTACGCAAGACGCTTATTCGCGAAGCATTCAGCGCCAAGCACCTACCCCGCGACCCGAAGAAGATAGACGACGCCTACCAGTACGCGAAGCTCAGAGAAGCGCGCTACGCAGAGATTGAAGCTCAAAACGAAATCGACGGCAACGCCAACACCATCCTGATCGACACACCACAACCGGCGCAGCTGCCCGAAAGAACCGTAGATATGAGCACCGGAGAGGTTATCGACTTCACGGACGAAGCTCCGACCACAACGCAGGTAAAGAACAAGCAGGCGCCCGCTAACACAGCCAAAGCGGAGCAGATAGAACTCGCACCGCCGACGTTTTAATGGACATAAAAGTATTCGCATCCGGCAGCAGCGGAAACGCCTACCTCGTAAGCGACGAGAAGACGACCCTGCTGCTGGACGCGGGGATACCCCTGCGGGAGATACAAGTCGCCTGTGGTTTCAGAGTGCGCGAGATAGATGGCTGTTTGATCACGCACGCCCACAAAGACCACAGTAAGGCCGCAGAAGGGCTGGCAAGGCTCGGAGTAGACATATACACCAGCGCGGGCACAATCGAAGCGTGTGGCCTCACAGGGCACCGCATACAGACGGTAAAAGCGCTGGAGAGCATAACCATAGGAACATTCAAAGTGCTGCCCTTCGACGTTCAGCATGACGCCCCGGAGCCGCTGGGCTTTTTATTGGAGAGCACGGCCAACGGAGAACGGCTGCTTTATTTTACAGACACCTACTACATCAAGTACCGGTTCGACCGCCTGACCTACATCATGGCGGAGTGCAACTACAGCAAGGAGGCGCTGCTTAAAAGCATAGAGGCCGGATACGTCCCCATAGAACTGGTACCGAGATTAGTAAAGAGCCACATGAGCTTAGAACACTTTATCGAAATGCTAAAAGCGAACGACCTGACCGACGTCAGGCAGATATACCTCCTCCACCTTTCCGACAACAACAGCGACGCGGAACATTTCAGGGAGGAAGTACGAAGGGCGACCGGAGCGGAGGTCTACGTTTGCTAACAGGAGGTGAAATACATGGCAAGAACAAGGAGCATTAAACCCAGCTTTTTTGACAACGAGATACTCGGCGACCTTCCGCCCCTAACCCGCCTTCTGTTCATAGGGCTATGGGGAATAGCCGACCGAGACGGGCGGCTGGAAGACAGGCCGAAACGAATAAAGAAGGAGCTCCTCGGCTACGACGACGTGAGCACAGACGAAGTGAGCGGCATGCTGCAGTCGCTGCACGATACCGGCTTTATAATCCGGTACGCAACGCAGGACAAGGACTACATCCAGGTGATCAACTTCGGCAAGCACCAGAACCCGCACGTCAAGGAAAAAGCGAGCGAAATTCCGCCGCCACCGGAGGAGTCAACATACAGAGCCTACGGAGAGGGATACGACGAAGAAGACGAAGAAAACGACGAGCACCAGACAAGCACCGGGCAAGTATCGGGCAAGCACCAGACAAACACCATACAAGCCCCGCCTATTACTGGTAACCTATCACCTTCTACTGGTAACCTTCCACCCGGTAAAGAGGAAGACCCGGAGGAAGAACCGGCAGAAACGGCCAGCCAGAAACGATTTGACCTTTTCTGGGCTGCTTATCCGAAGAAGGTCGGGAAGAAGGCAGCACAAAAGGCATGGAAGAACGCGAAGGTGAGCGCCGACCTATTCGACAAGATCATGAACGCCGTAGGCAAGGCACGAATTACAACCCAGTGGCTGCGAGAGGGAGGGCGATACATACCCAACCCATCAACATGGCTAAACGAAGGCCGCTGGGACGATGAGATCAAGGAGGTAGACATAGATGCAGAGCATAGGAGCGATAATCGGGGAGATAGCAACGGCCCCGCCGAAACTAACGCGAGAAGAAAAGGCCCAGCAGCGCCAGGATTTAAACCAGCAGGAGAACCAGACGACGACTGAGCCGACCGAGAGGAAAAACAAGTATGAGGTGAGCTCAAGGGACGCCGAGAAATACGGAGGCGTAAAGGCGCCGGAGCCTGCAGCTTGTGAGTTTTGCAAAGCCGCGCTTTATTACAAAGGCATTCTGAACTTCAGGAACAACAACGAGGTCATGATCTGGATGGAAAACCCGGAGCGCTGCAGCTGCAAGAAGGCGCAGGACTACTGGACGAAAGAAGACGCCAGAGTGGAAGCGGAGAAGGCCGCCCAGGAGCGCCGGGAAGCGGACGCCAGGATGCAGGCCAAAGTAAACAGACTATTCAAGGAGAGCGGCATCCGCGGCAGATTTCAGAACCGGACCTTTGACAAATTCATAGTGAACAACGAGAACCGAAAGGCATACACAGTGGCCAAGAGATACGCTGACACTTTCCACGACAGGATACCGCAAAAAGACGAACGAGGAAACACAAAGCCTCCGGCCATCGAAAGAAACGGCCTGCTGATGATAGGCAGCTACGGCACCGGGAAGACCCACCTATCGACAGCGATCGCAAACCAGCTGATACAGACCGGCATACCGGTAATCGCAATGACCATGATTGACTTGCTGGCACGGATAAAGCAGAGCTACGACGACACGGACAGAGTCAGCGAAGCCGAGATAATGAAAATTTATGAAGACATTCCCCTGCTGATCATTGACGACATAGGCAGCGAGCAGCCGACCGAATGGGGAATCACCCGGATATACGCAATCATAAACGCACGGTACGAGGCATACATGCCCACGATCGTAACGACCAACTACGGCACCGAGGAGCTGATAAAGAGAATGACCCCGGGCGGAGACAGCCACAACGCCGAGAAAACAATAGACCGGCTGAAGGAGATGAGCGAATACCTGGAAATGTTCTGGGAGAGCTGGAGAGGGAGGTAGCATGAAGAACACATTAACAGACTTAAACAATTACCTTTTTGAGACAATAGAGCGGCTTATAGACGACGACATGACGGAGGAACAGCTCAAGAAGGAGATAACGCGGAGCCAGGCAGTAACATCGGTAGCCGCGACAATAATTCAAAACGGAGAGCTGGCCCTTAAGACCATGAAGCACCTCAACGAATACGGGATAGACACTCCAAAAGATAAACTGCCGCCAATGTTGGAGGCGAAGGCATGAGACGGTACCCGAAGGAAATTCACGAATTCATAGCCGAGAACGTCAAAGGGAGAACCACCGCGGAGCTGACGACACTCGTTAACGAAAAATTCGGACCTTTATTCACCGAAGGGAAAATGAAGTCATACAAAGGAAACCACAAGCTCAAGAGCGGAACTCCCGTCGGACTTCCCGCCGGAGGACCAACAAAGCTATACCCGAAAAAGGTGCGAGATTTCATACGAGACAACCATAAGGGAACAGGACCCAAGGAGATGGCGGAGCTACTAAATAAAACCTTCAGGACTGATTATACCCAAGAACAGATGAAATCATTCTACGGCAACAACGACATCAGCAGCGGCCTGACCGGATACTTCAAAAAAGGACACGTCCCGCCGAACAAAGGCAAAACCGGATACTCGGCGCCAGGAAGCGAAAAGGGATGGTTCAAGAAAGGCCAGGCTTCACACAACAAAATGCCGGTAGGCACAGAGGTCATCAAAGGCGACGGATACCTGTGGAAGAAGATAGCAGAGCCGAACAAGTGGAGGCAAAAGCACATCCTCGTCTGGGAGGAAAAGAACGGCAAGGTGCCGGAAGGCCACGTTTTAACCTTCCTCGACGGAGACAGGACCAACGTCGACATAGAGAACATAGCGCTAATAACGATGGCGGAATCCCTGCAGCTTACAAGAATGGAACTCAGGAGCGAAAACCCGGAGTTTACTAAAACCGGAATACTGATAGCCAGGATCACAACGACCAGGCACGCACTCAGTAAGAAGAAGAAAGGAGAACATCATGGCCAAGAAGCGGAACTGCAGAATGACTGATGAGGAGAAGAAAATGCACGAGAGAGCAATCAAAATAAGAAAAATGACAGACGCGCAGCTTTGCGAATTCGTGGACAGGACATACGGGAGAGGCATGGAGGAAGGAGCGAAGCTCGCAGAGGCACAAATGGAGAAGACGAAAGAGGCAGCTGCAGACGGCGCAGCATGCGTGAAAGACTTCATCGAATATTTAACCGGAAGGATAGGCACCGGGAACCGGATCGGGAACGGAACGATCCTGCAGCTCAACAGAGAGCTGGACGCCGCAAAGAAGGCGGGCATGTTCAGAGGAGAAGCGCAATGAGGAGCCACGCCAATCGAGGACAGCCGTTCGAAGAATTCCTCGAATTCGTACACGCAAGATACCAAGCGGACGGAACCGCATGCGTTCACAAGGTACCGACCGAATTTATACCCTTAAGGGACGGAACCGGCAGAGTGGTAAACGCCAAGGTAGAACGCAAGAGCTGCGTGGACTACCTGGGGAGATACAAAGGGACACCGGTAGCGATCGAAGCAAAGCATACCGAGAGCGATCGAATCCAATTCTCCCGGGTAGAGCCGCACCAGGCGGACTACATGGACGACTTCTGCAAGCACCCGGAGGCGATCGGAATCGTCCTGGTGAGCTTCAAGCTCCAGCGCTTCTTCGCAGTACCCTGGCAGTTTTGGAAGGAAGCCCGCGAGGAGTGGATGAGAGGAGGACGCGGAACCAGCGTCCCGGTAAAGGCATATGGCTGGTTCTGGGACACCCCGGGAATGGCCAGCGCCAACGCAGCGCAGCTGCACCCGGACTGGGAGATCAAGACCGGAGGCACCAGCGGCCTCCCCTACCTCGCAATAATTGAACGCATGAAAGGAGAACGCACATGAGCATAGACATGACGAAAGACCACGAAGTAAACAAGTTTGACATCGGGAAAGCGATGAAGCAGACACGCATCCCCCTGATTTGCATTTACGACCACCCGAAGGATTACCCGGATAAATTCATAGCCAGGCTCTGGGATTGCGACATTCCCACAAACATCATGGCCACGGCAGACACCCTGGAGGAACTAAGGGCAAAGATACCGAGCACCATGGTGAGAATGAACCGGGACGCCCAGGACGACCCGTGCGTAGTGGAGGTGTGGATATGAGCAGATGGATAGCGTTCTACGACGGCGCCGGCAAGGAGCTCGCAGCATACACAGTCACCGGCACATTTGAAGGAGAGCTCAAGGCCACAAAAGAGCTGCTCGCTTACGAGCACGGGATAAGCCCCGAGGAAATAACCATCAAGGAGGAGGAACGATGAGCAAATATCCAAAACGCGGCGGAGATTGCGAATACACCGAGGACTGCATGTGGGGAACGGACGGATGGTGCGACAGACCGACCGGAAACAAGTGCGAGCTTCAGAAGATGGACGAAGCAAAAGCAAAGGAGGCAGACAAACATGAGCATAGCACAAAGCAAGGATAAATACACTCCGACCTGCGACGTTTGCGGAGCCGAGCTGAAGGAGGAATACGACTTCTACGACGCCGTAGACGCCAAGAAGAAGGCTGGATGGAAAAGCCAGAAGATAGACGGAGAATGGTGCGACTTTTGCGCGGATTGTAAGGAGGGATAACATGAACGCGAACACAAAACCAACTCAGAGTGAAAGAGTAAAGAGATACATGGAAGACTTCGGCAGCATCACCCAGCTCGATGCAATCAGAGACCTCGGAGTTTTGAGGCTTTCCGCCAGAATTATGGAGCTGAAGCAAAGCGGACTACCGATAGAGGGCAAGTTTGAGAAGGTAAAGAACAGATACGGCGAAGACGTCCAAATCAAGAGGTACGCCATAGCCGTAGACCAATAAGGAGGCGGAGAAATGAAGGCAATAACAATCTGGCAGCCCTGGGCAAGTCTGATCGCCATAGGAGCGAAGCAATACGAAACCCGCAGCTGGGAGACGAAATACAGAGGCCCCATAGCCATACACGCAGCCAAGAAAGACCCGTGCAAGATGCCGATACTGGTGGAGCCGTTCGAGACAGTCCTAAACGAGGAGCTGGAAAAAGCCGGACAAGCATTCAGCCTCCTCCCCACCGGGAGAATAATCGCCACAGCAGAGCTGGTGAACTGCTGGCGCATCGTATACCACCCCGGCACGAACGTAGACATCGCAAAGCACATCGAGGTCGGAGCCGAACTGGACGTCCCAAGGAAGCATCCGGACTTCGGACGATACATAGTGCCAACAGAAAAGGAACTCCTGTTCGGAGACTGGACGCCCGGAAGGTACGCATGGGAGCTGACGAACATAAAGCTCCTGCCAAAGCCAATAAGAGCAAAAGGCGCGCAGAGGCTATGGAACTGGGACGAGACGGACCCAGATGACCAGCCACTGTTCGTGTAAAGGAGGAGCGATGACCAGATACAAATGCCCGGCATGCGGAGGCAACCAATACTCCGCAAGCCCACACAAAGCGCAGGAAGCATGCATCTACTGCGGCAACAAAGGCACAGAGATCATGAAAACCCTCGAACCAGAGGTCGGAGAGGACGCCATCAAGAAGCTCACCAAAGAGCAGGCGCACAACATACTCAATACAGGTTTTGATACAGGAAAATATAAACCGATCGGCAGGTTTTACAGCAAAGAAGGCGACCTTTACATAGGGATAGACAACAGCACCGGAAACGCCTGGACGGAAGAATTCAAGACAAAGAAATCCTGCCTTAAATGGCTAAACGGAGAGCGAGCCAGAGACGCTCACGGCCAATGGATCGGATAAACGCGGAAGGAGGGCGACGAGATGGGACAGACAACAAACCAAGAATCGTAAAGTGCAGCCGGTGCGGATTGAAGTGGAACATAAGCGCAAAGCAAATTATACCCGGCAGCGGCTACATTTGCCCGCGCTGTGCGAATAAAGACAAGCAAGACAGAGCGCCCCGGAGAGGAGGAGAGAAATGGCGAAAACAGACCTAACCAGAGAGATAGAAAAGGCGCTGCGGTATTACGCACCGCGGGAGCTTGGAGGAATTAAAATAAACGTGTTCAGAGGCAGGACGACAGCCTTCGAGGTCCCGGTCGAATGCGGCACCAACACGGCAGGGATGATAGACTGCGTCCGGATCAACGAATACTTCGGAGACAAGGAAAGCGTCAGAGCGTGCCGCTGTCACACATGGAAGCGAGACGGCATCCGGAGGATACCAATCAACTGCCCCAAAGGAATAGCGGACAGCGAGAAAACCCCGGAGCTTTGCGACATCACCAGCTGCCGATGGAACATAGTAAAAGAGCTGGGCAGGCCGAAGATACTCGTTCAATGCTTCGAGATCAAGGTAACCCGGGCGGACTTCCGCAGCAAGAACGGTCACAATTTCGTCGGAAACCTGAACTACTACGTGGCGCCAGCGGAGATTTACGACAGCATAAAGGACGACGTCCCGGAAGACATCGGGATAATTCTTTATAAGACCGGCAGCCTTCGCAGGAAGAAGGACGCAACCTTCAAGAGCATGACCGACGAGGACCAGAAGTGGATGATACTTAACGTCCTGAAGCGGACCAGGAGAGAATAGGAGGCCGGACGGATGCAGGAAAGAATCGCAGCAGAACACATGCAGGTATTAAAGACCCTATACGACGCAGGAATCCTAACGCGCCAGCAAACGAAAAGCATCCGCGGCCAGATCAAGACGATGAGCCACAGGGATAGAGAGGAATACCTGAAGAAAATAATCAAGAGGAAAGGAACGAGGAAGAAATGATAAATTTAACAGCAATCATAATTACTTCAATAATTTGCTTAACAGCTTTAGCCGGAGGGCAAATAGCCTATAAAGCACTTCTCGTGCAGCTGGAAATACGCAAAGAGGAGAACAAGCCCGGACCATTCATGAGGGCGCTATTTGGAAACAGGCCGGAAGTCGAAAAGAAGGAGGAACCGAAAAATGATGAATAAAACGCTCATAGAGTGGTGCGATTTTACCTTCAACCCCATAACAGGCTGCCGTCACGGATGCCAATACTGCTACGCCAGGAGACAAGCGCAGCGCTTCTGCGGAGACATAAGGCTCAACAAGACCAGCGAGCAGCTGCAGCAGGCGGAAGACGGCCTCTGGACTTTAGATGAGCCATTTAGAAACAACCAGGGTAAAGTGACGCCCCTGCCGGTAGGCTTCGAGCCACTCCTTCACAGATACAGGCTCCCGATGCCCGCGCAGAAGAAAAAACCGGCGAACATTTTCGTCTGCAGCATGGCCGACCTTTTCGGAGAATGGGTACCGGACGAGTGGATCAGGGAGACATTCGCAGCTTTAGCAAAGGCACCCTGGCACAACTTTTTATTTTTAACGAAGAACCCGAGGAGGTATTCACAATTAGCAGCCTCCGGAGACCTACCACCGGAACACTGGTACGGCTTCACCCTTACCGGCACGGAGGAGGCGCCAGAACAGCTTTATTCAAACTGGCGGACATTCGTATCCATAGAGCCGCTGCTCGCAATGCCAGACCTGGGCTTTTTGAAACACGATAACCTGACATGGGTAATAATCGGAGCACAAACCGGACCAGGAGCGAAGCAAAACCAGCCCAAGCGCGAATGGATACAGAGCATCGTGGACGAGTGCAGGAAAGAAGGCGTTCCGCTTTTCATGAAGGACAGCCTTCTGGAAATTTGGAAGGAGCCGCTGATCAGAGAGTACCCGGCGGAGCTGGAGCCGAAGGAAGTCATTATTCCCCACTGCAGGAAGTGCGAGCATGCAAAAGAGACCCCGCAAGGGAACCGCGGCACGAGATACGACTGCGACCTAACCGACAAACACATACCTGGGCGATACTCAAGGACAAGCCCACCCTGGTGCCCAAGGAGGAAGGAGGAGCAATCATGATCCCTTTTTTAATAGGAGCTTTCACCGGAGCCTTCATTGGCGTCACCTTTATGGCTTTATGCGCAATAAACTCAAAGGAGCCGCAGGCTCCGCCAACCAGGAGCGTGGTATACATAGCCAGCCCCTACAAAGGAGACATGAAAAGAAACCTCCGCAAGGCCGCGAAATACACCGCAGCTGCAATCAAGCAAGGAAAAATACCTATAGCTCCGCACCTTTTTTACAGCGCCGTGTTGGACGACACAGACGCCCAGGAGCGCGAAACAGGCATGAGCATAGGAATAGACCTGCTGACCATTTGCAACGAGCTGTGGGCATTCGGGACGCCCAGTGAGGGCATGGCAAAGGAGATAGAGACAGCAAAGCAATTAAACATACCAGTCATTTATTATTCCGAGGCTGGCGGAAGAAAGG